TGCATAAGATTTCCGATTCAATTACCAAAAAGTTTGATTCGGCATTTTCAAGTCTTTCAAAAGATTTTGAAAATGTAAGCACGGATATGAAACAGTCCTTTTCAAAGGTTTCGGAGGGCGTTTCTCAGAAAACCGAGAAAGAGTTTTCAAACATCAAAGGCAGCGGTGAGCAGTTAAGCAATTCGGTTTCATCCTCGTTTAAGAAAATCGGTGCGGCTGTGGTTGCCGCCTTTTCCGTTGCCAAAATCAAGGAGTTCGGTCAGCAGTGCATTGAATCAGCTGCGGAAGTCAATGCGGCAAATTCGCAGTTTGAGCAGACTTTCGGCACAATGCAGTCGCAGGCAGAATCAGCCATTCAGAGCGTTGCCGATCAAAGCGGTATTCTTGAAACCCGATTACAAGGTGTCGGCACAAGCATTTATGCCTTTGCGAAAACTACGGGTATGGACAGTTCAAGTGCTTTGGGTATGATGCAGGAGGCTTTACAGGTAACAGCCGACAGTGCCGCATATTACGATCGTTCGCTTGAAGACACCGCAGAAAGCCTGAAATCGTTCTTGAAAGGCAACTTTGAAAATGATGCCGCACTCGGTTTGTCCTGTACTGAAACCACACGAAATGTGGCGGCTAATAAGCTGTATGGCAAGTCATTTACGGATTTGTCAGAATCGCAGAAACAGCTCACGCTTTTGCAAATGGTCAAGGACGCTAATCAGCTTTCGGGTGCTATGGGACAGGCAAGCCGTGAAGCAGACGGTTGGGAGAATGTAACGGGCAACCTCAGAGAAAGTTGGAAACAGCTCCTTGCCGTAGTCGGTCAGCCTATTCTTCAGGTGGCAACTCAGGTTGTAAAGCGGTTGAGTTCCGCACTTGCAACTTTAACGGAATATGCCAAAGGTGCGGTTGAATCGCTTTCAAAGGTCTTCGGCTGGGATACAGGCAACAACACCGCAAGCAATATCAAATCTGCGTCTGATTCTGCCAAAAGCCTTACGGATACGGCAGATGACAGTTCAAAGTCACTTGATAATGTTCAGAAAAGTTCCGAAAAAGCAAAGAGAAGTGTAGCGGGCTTTGACAAGCTGAATGTGCTTTCAAGCTCTGACAGCTCATCTTCAAAGTCAGACACCTCATCATCAAAAAGCTCTTCAGGCGGTTCATCAGGCGGAGCTGTTGCAAAGAATGTTGTCAAGGACACAAGCAAAAACCTTTCGGGGGCATTCAAAAATCTATACGAAAAGAGCGGATTCAAAGGCTTTGTCGAGAATGTACAGAAAGGTATTAACAAGGTTGATTGGTCAGCTATAGGCAAGAACTGCAAGACCGTTTTTGATAATGCTGTTCCCATAGTTCAAAAGGCATTCGGCACAATGCAAAAGGTCGGTTCTGCAAAACTCGGGGCAATCGGCTCTGCATTCGGAGCGGTTGCGACAATCGGCGGAAAGTCGTTTCAGACCATTTCAGGCGGTGTTGCTAAGTGGATTTCAAAAGACAGGGAAAAGATTATCGGCTTTATCGACACCATAGGTAACAATCTTACAAACGGCTATAACAACCTTTCAACCTTTTTTGATAATTTCGGTACACTTGCAGGCAATGCAATTGATAATGTTCGCCCTCAAATGGAAGAATCAATTTCCAATCTTTTAAGCGGTCTTACAACCTTTGCGGGTTCAGTCGGCGAAGTTGTTTCGGGTGCGTTTTCAATCGCAACCGAAAGCCTTGTTGAATGGACTGAAAATGACGGTGCAACAATCACTGAATTTCTCGAAAATTTACAATTGCAGTTTGCAGATGTGTTTAACTTTATCGGTCAAATTTTCGGAGATATCGGTACAGTAATCAGCGAATGGTGGAACGGCGGCGGACAGGAGATTTTTCAGAATGTCTGCAATATGTTCACAAATATCGGCACAACCCTGATGAATGTTTACAATCAATGGATTAAGCCTGCGTGGGATTTTATCGTAGCAATCGTAAAGTCGTCTTGGGAAAACTGGCTGAAGCCTGTTTTTGAGGGTGCAATAGACTTCTTCGGCAAGGTTGCAGACTGTGTTTCAACCGTGTGGAATAACTTCCTGTCACCGTTTGTAAACTGGCTTGTCAGTTTTTGGGGACCTATATTTCAGAATGTTTTCAATGCCGTAAAAAGGGTGTTTGATAATGTGTTTACATGTATCGGTGGGTTGGTTACCTCTATACAGAAAACATTCGGCGGTCTTATTGACTTTATCACAGGTGTTTTTTCGGGAGATTGGAAAAAAGCTTGGCAAGGTATTTACGACTTTTTCAAAGGTATTTGGGATGGTATTTGTGCCGTGTTTAGATTTATTGTAAATGCTATCATTGACGGTATTAACGGCTTGTGGACGGGTATTTATAACTTTGTTTCCGGTGTTATCAATGCAATCGGCGGAATTGCAGGGGCAATTGGTTCTGTCATCGGGCAGGATTGGAGCTTTTCAATGCCTGAAAATCCGCCTCTCATTCCGAGATTTGAAGAACCCACGGAATCACCGGCACGAAAATTTGCAAAAGGCGGTATTGTTAAAGCTCCGACACTTGCTGTTGTCGGCGATAACGCAGGCGCTAACAGCGGTAACCCTGAGGTTATTTCTCCGCTCAACAAGTTGCAGGGTATGCTCGACAATTCGGGCGGTCAGGATACCGTGATTCTCACACAAATTCTTGACCTGCTTAAACGCATTTATGAAATGTTCATTATCTTCCGCAACAACGGCGGCAACACTTATTCGTTTACTGCCGAGCTTGAGGGTTCAACGCTCTTTGAAGAAATGGTAAGACAGGACGAACTTTACAGACGCAGACACAACGGTAAATCCGCATTTGCATAAAGGGGGGGATGATATGTCAAATTATAACGGCTATTTGCTTAAATTCGGCAACAACATAATGCCGAATAAGTACATTACCGCATTTTCATCAACTCCGAATCAGCGACTTGAAACTTCTGCGGAACGAGATCAGAACGGTACGCTTCAAAGGGCAACGCTGCCAAATTACAAAACGAAAATTTCGTTTTCAACTCACATTCTTCATCTTGACGAAAAAATTGATTTTCAGTCGATTATCAACCTCTCAATGGCGAATAAGTTACAGAGAAAGTGCAGGGTAACTTATTGGAACGATGAAACGAACAGCTATTACACCTCTTATTTTTATATTCCAGATATTGAGTATACCGTAATGACCGCCGAAAAAAGTGACATAACCTATCAGCCGATTACTGTTGAGCTGATTGAGTATTAAGGGGTGATTCTTAAAAATGCTTGTATCTAAAGAAATTGCTGATAAGCTGAAAACAAACACACTTTACAACACCGTTGCCCTGCATTCTCCTGACGGCAGTTTTGAGGATATAACAGGTGAAAATATCGTGCTTGACAGCTTTTCGCTTGAAAATGAAATCGTTGAAAAAGAATTGAAATTCGGCGGTTGCATAGCCTCTGAAATGAGCGTGAAACTCATTGATTATGATTGCTCGGCTTTGATAGGAAAGACGGTACAGGTCATCATAACGGCAACATATCTTGAATCGGAGCTGTATCCGTCAGATGATTTGTACCCGTCAGATACTCTTATTTGTCCTGTCGAAACAGGAACGGTTGAATGTCCTGTTTTCTACGGTAAAATTCAGTCGGCTCAAAGAGATAAAAAACAGCGTAACATCGTCAAAATCACAGCCTATGACGCTTTTTATGATATGTCAAAGGTGGATATGTCTTTGTGGTTTGCAGGCAAAGAGAACTATGGTTATGCGCACTATCAAAAAGACGATAATTTTAAGAACTTTTATTCAATAATCGCAGAATTTGCCAAAGATTATGCAATTACAGGGGTTTCACCGCCGAGCTTATCTATCTTTAGTGTACCGCTGAAATTTGATGATACCTGCGTGGAAAAGGTTATAAAGGACATTACCTTGTCAGATTTAATCCAAGCTTATGCAGAATTAACTTTGAGCTTTGCCGCTATAGATGCCGACGGAAAAATGCGTTTTAAAAGGCTGTATTCTCAATCTTCCGTTGAAACAATCGATTCGTACAAAGATTTATCCTTTGAAGATTACGAACTTGAGCCTATCCGTATGTACAGTGCTAAGTTTGCTGATAAAAAAGCGTTTTTGTATGGCAACAGTAACGATTTTTCGTGGTATGTTTCCGATAACATTTTGATGAGGTGCAGAACAACAGCAAGTGATATCGGCACAAAATATAATTCTGTTAATTTTTTTGGTGATGTATATAAATACCGCCCGACAAAAATTAAGCTGTTTTCGTATTGGTGGCTTGAGGCAGGCGATAAGTACACAATTAAAACTCCGTTTGAAGATTTGCCGACAATCGAAACATTTGTGTTCAATAAGAAAATGGACGGATTTATAACTACCCTCACATCAAAGGGTGAAAAGCGATTAGGAAAGGAAATAAAAGAGAATGAACAAATACAATAAAATCGGCTTTGTGAACGGCTCTGCTCCGCCCCTCAATGCCGACAACCTCAACCATATGGACGAGGGGATTGAACGGGCAACAGACGGAGCAATTGCACTTGAAACCGAAATAGCCACGGCAAGAGACGGTCAAAATTCACTCGGAGCAAGGCTTGATACTGTTGACACAAATCTTACAAAAAAAGCAGATAAAACCAGCACTCTCGCTGGCTACGGAATTACGGATGCATATACACGAGAAAAAACAAATGAGAAACTTGCCCGAAAACTTGATTCAATGCCGTTCGACAGCGAACCCAAAAATAACAGCCCGTGTTATCTGACAAGCGGAGCAGTTTACAACGCCCTGCGTGCGAAAGCAGATAAAACCGCCTTGGCAACTAAATACGATTCGTCAAATATCGAACTTGGTACAGCTACTCTTACTCCGTACTCTACTCAGATTGATAAAATAAAATCTGCAACTTGCCTTTATGAAAAAATTGGCGATATCGTTATTGTCAATGTCACCGTCATTATGAACGCAACATCTTTAGGCGGAACATCTTCAATATCTTTGCTCAATATGCCTTTCTCAAACAAATCGGATGTGATTGTTCATGATATCGGCATAAGCAAAAACGGCGGAATGTTCAGAGGAAGTGCAAGTAAATCAGCTTGGCTGCAGTTTACTCCGCTCAATAAACAGGCTTATAATTTCGTCGCTGATGAGCAGGTAAACTTTTCTTTGATTTACAAAATATAAAAATAACGGAGGTATGAAAAATGGAACTTAAAGAAAAAATCACACTCGATATGCTCACGAAGGACAGCGTGTCGGTACTCAGACAGCAGTTTTTGACCTTTAACGGTGAAGAAATGCAGGTAGGCGGAAACATCCGCAATGCATATATGAACAGCAAATCGGGCAGAGAACAGCTCAAAACGGTGCTGTCGGATGAATACTATAACGCTGTCATGGCGGTGTGGGGCGACACTCCAACCGTTGATGAGCCGATGATAGAAGAAAGCGAGGTGTAAGCAATGAAAGAAAACATTTTACAGGCATTATTTGCCACGGTATGCGGTGCTATTGTCGCATATCTTAACATCTTGCTTGTGCCGTTTGCGGTGATGATTGCGGTAATGATTATCGACTACATCACAGGAATGGCACAGGCATACATCAGCCACACGCTTAACAGCCGTGTCGGTGTAACAGGCATTATCAAAAAGGTAGGCTATATCGTAGCCGTAGCGGTCGGTATTGTTGCCGACTATCTCATCAGCTCGGCACTTGTCAACTGTGGAATCGACCTGCGGATTAACTACTGTATCGGCATGATTGTTACGATTTGGTTTATCATCAACGAGTTGATTTCAATTTTAGAAAACCTCTCTGAAATTGGTATTCCATTGCCGAAATTTTTGGTATCAGTCGTCAAGAGATTAAAGACAACAGTCGAAGTAAAAACAGATGAAAGCGAGGAATAATTATGAGTAATTCAAAACTTGTTAATTACACAAAATTAAGCCCAAACCACAGTGGTAAACGCACACACAGTATTGACCGCATTACTCCGCACTGTGTTGTAGGTCAGTGCAGTGTCGAAACCCTCGGCAACATCTTTATGAATACAGCCTGTGAGGCAAGCTGTAACTACGGAATCGGCTATGACGGCAGAGTGTTGCTTTGTGTTGACGAAGGAAACCGCTCTTGGTGTAGTTCATCAAATGCAAATGACCAGAGGGCAGTCACAATCGAATGTGCAAGCGACACGGTAGCTCCGTACACGATGAACAGTAAAGTGTACAACAAACTTATTGCACTATGCGTTGACATCTGCAAGCGTAACGGCAAAACTAAACTGCTTTGGTTTGGAAATGAGGACAAGACGCTAAATTATTCACCAAAGTCAAATGAAATGGTATTGACTGTACATAGGTGGTTTGCGAATAAATCTTGCCCGGGCGACTGGCTTTATAACAGGCTTGGCAATCTTGCAGACGAAGTAACTGCACAGCTCGGCGGTAAAACATCAAATAAGGAGAATGAGGAAATGATTAAATACGGTTCACACAACACAGCAACACTTGCATTCAAAAAGCAGTTAATTACTCTTTACAATATGAAAGTTATTAAAACAAAGGTTGATAACTCGAACGGCTTCGGTGACGGCACACTTAAAGCCGTTAAAGAGGCACAGAAGGCAGGCAAGGTTACAGTTGATGGCATTGTCGGCGAAAAGACAATCAATGCGATTTATCATCTTATCAACGATGGCATCAGGGCTAAGGACAACAAAATTGCCAACGCAAAAAAGGCACTCGGCTAATCTAAAATAATCAAATACATAATTGCAAAAATATTCCCCTCATCCGCCGCAAAAAGTGGGTGAGGGGAATTTGTTATTTGTAGATTTGTTAGCTACCTGTTAGCTGTGTGTTAGCTACGATATGTATTTTTCCGTGTTTTAGAGTGATTTAAGTATAGCAAAACCCCAGTAAACATCGTATTTACTGGGGTAAAAAGCTATGGTGCAGGTAACAGGACTTGAACCTGCATGAAATTGCTTTCACATGGACCTGAACCATGCGCGTCTGCCAATT